AAGATCCGGACGCTACTAATGACCACGGCAGCAAACTGCCTAAACCTACAACCAAACAATCACAAGGATTCTAAGCGGAACATTCTGTTGCGCACAAATATTATGGACTTACGAAACGAAATCATTGATGTCATCTCCAGCATTCAAATGCTTGACAACCATTACGAAACTATCATCAAGGAGATGAAAGAAAATCTTGAAGCAGCACAACTGCACAATAACCTCTTGGATAAGCAGAACCAATTGCTTAATCAGAAAATCGACGCACTTGCTAAACACTTGAGCGTCAAGCTAGAACAACCTGACACAACCATCCGTGCTGTAAAGCTGGATGAAGATGTCGCCTAATCATAACCAATAACGAAAGTAATATTATGTCACAATACGATAACACTAACTCCGGTACATTCTTCGTCAATGACCGTAAAGAAAAACCAAATCATCCTGACTACAGCGGGAAGATTAATGTCGAGGGTAAGGAGTACTACCTCAAGGGCTGGAAGAAGACGGCCAAGAGCGGTACGAACTTCCTCTCTCTGGCATTGAATCCAGTGGACGCAGCACCCGCAGGTAGCTCATCTGAGCCAAAAGCTGCAAGTGCGCCAACCAATGACAACACCCCATTCTAAGGATGTCCTCATCTTCATTCGATAAGATCTGGTGGGAAACATTCCGGCGTGCTGAGGTCAGTTCCATTTTGGAACTAACCGCTCACAAATGCTCGGATTACACAGGAGGCGAAAGCTGCGATAACCCCTTCGCAAACTTCGATGCTTCCTCCGAGTTCGGTGTTCATCCCTTAACAGGTGTTTGCATTCGGATGCAGGACAAATTCCAGAGAGCGAAGGCTTTCTGTAACGACGGTCAGCTAAAAGTAGTTACTAATGGCGACCAATCCAAGGACATATTCCGCGACCTAATTGGCTACTCGTTGATAGCCATAGGGATGCTCGAAAGAGCAGAGTCGGAGTAAGTCCCTGTGCTAAGATGCTTGCCCCTTACAATTCGGTAGGGGGCAAGTAATTCTTATGACTCAATATAATAAAATAGACCGCAACGAAATGACTAAAATAAAAGAAGCCGCCGAAGTATCTCTCTCCATCTATAATTCAATTGATAGTTATAGGTTACCGGAGGTGAATCGTGTAGCTCATAAGTCCCTTGGACAAGTCCTTCGTTCTCTGGTAGAATTACTTGATAATGAACGAAATAAACCTACTGACGACGAACCAGCCACATAGTGCCGAGGCTGAAAGAAAATTAATAGCATCCTGCCTATTCCCAGGTGACGCATCCGTATATGATATGGTCCGTCCTTTACTGGAGGCCGAGGATTTTTACGTACTAAGATTTAAATTACTGTACCAAGCCATAGGTGAACTTGCTCAACTGAGTAAGCCTATTGACGAGGTGTCCATTGCAGAGCACCTGAAGTCCCTCAGAGGGCTTGACGAGGTCGGGGGTATAGCAGGTATACTATCGGTAGCTGACGGCGTTTACAGCGAACTCACAGCCAAGTTCTATGCGAACATCGTAGCAGAGAAGGCAAGGCTCCGTGAGATTATGAAGTCCTGCCGGATTGCTGTCGAGAATGTGGAGTCCGAGGCTCTTAGCTATGACGAGATACGCAGCACCCTTGAGGCCGAGATTACTGCACGTCCCTTATTCAGCCAGAATAAATCCGGGATCGGTTCGTCCGCCGACGAGCTACTGGAGGACATCGCTAGGATGCAAGCAGGTGACTACGTACCCGACGTTGTTAAGACGCATACCAATAACTTGGATAGTGAGCTTGGCAATCGGGGCATAGCCGCTGGTGAAGTAATGACTGTAGCTGCACCTACCTCCTGTGGTAAGTCAGCACTGGCCCTGTATATTGTATCCCAGGCTGTAGCAAAGGATGGTCACGCCTGTGGAGTCTTCTCCTTGGAGATGCCACAGAAGCAGCTTACCAAGAGACTGACGCAGGTTATCTCAGGTGTTAACCTTCGCAGCGTGGAGGACAACATAGCCCAGCCAGAGCAGGTCAAGCGGGTTCACGAGACTATCTCTGATCTCAAGACAATGCCCGTGTACACCTCGCACTCAGTCAAGAGTGCCGATGATCTATACAGCCAGACCCGACAGTTCGTTAACAAGCACGGCGTAAAGCTACTGGTCATTGATTACTTACAGCTTATACCATTCTCTTCCAAGATGGGTAAGGCCGAGGGCATCGCCAGTATCTCTCACAAAATTAAGCAGATGGCTATTGATCTCAATATCGCCATTATCCTACTAGCACAGGTCAACCGAGAGGGAGCCAAGAATGGCCGACTTAAATTGTATGACCTAAAGGATTCCGGGGACATCGAGAATGATGCCGACGTTGTTCTGCTTATGTATCCCTCAAACGGAGATGTTGAATCCTCTAAGGATAAAGATGCCCGTGGAGGTTTCACCCGTCTAACCTACGAGATAGCTAAGAACCGTGAAGGTGAGCGCGACATCGGAGGTACGTTTAAATTCTATCACTGCACAGGGAGGTTCGGATAATGACAGAAGAACAAGTAGCACAAAATATAATGTTGGCTTTTCCTAAGATGAATAAGCTGATCAAAGCCGAGGACGAGTTCAGTCCTTTTGATTACGAGAGCATTGATTACTTAGTTGAAATCAAGGTACGCCGAAAGGCATATGATCCCTGGATTATTGAGCAGCTAAAGCTTGATACCAATATCGGTATAGCTGAATCAGTAAAGAAGGACTTCATCTATGTCAATGGATACCAACATCTTCTGTATGTCTGGAATATATCTAAGCTAATCCGGGATGACTACGACTTCGGGTTCGAGGATCGTGAGATGCCTTGGACTACGGACTTTGAAGCAGTACAAATAATAACCAAGCGTACCGGTTACCTATACAATCGCAGCGCACATACCATCAACACACAAGAACTATGATAGCTACAGAAACATCAAAGGATATAAGCGTAAACGGAATAAGAGTAACCTGCTACTCGGATGGCAGTGTAGAGTGTCACGTTCCGCTCAGTAAGGGTAGGACGTTTGGAGGCACGGATGGTAGAGGTTACGTTCAGCACACCATTAACTCACGGGGATTCAAGGTTCACGAGTTAATCGCAAGAGCATTCCTTGGAAGTAGACCAAGGAACTACGACGTTGATCACATCGATGGGGATAAGTTAAACAATTCTCCGCACAACCTTCGGTACGTCACAAGATCTCAGAATCTACGAGGATCACAAAAGGTCAAGGGTAAGTCCAAGTACAGGGGAGTACGTCTACCAGTGGATAGGAAGAGATGCCGTGTGACAATTGATTTAGGTAGGGGCAAGACCAGGAAGGTGTACGAACTCGGCTACTTCGATGACGAGAAGGAGGCCGCTATCGCCCGTGATACCTTCTGCTACGAGGAGTTAAATTATCCTCTAGAAGGGTTAAATTTTCCTGAGTTATTTGTTGACAAGGAGGAGGCTTCCGTACAAGTTCAGAGGATGCAAGACACCGAAGAAAACATCGAAAGAATCCAGACCCAGATCGATATGATTCGGCAGGAATCCCGGCTCCTATCCTACCGCATTGATCGTATGACCGAGCAGCGCAAGGAACTCCAGGATGAGAAGCGCAACCTAAAAGATTTACTTACTAAATATAAGAACCCATAGTGTATAATACTTATCAGTGAGTTTGCTTCCTTGTTCTCACTGAAATAACAAGGTAAGCTGTTGGAGTAATCCGCAGCGGGATCGGTTTATGTCCTATTTGATTCCTTGTTTCGTTACGGTAGCCCCGTCCTTTTTATGTGGAGGACGGGGCTTTTCGTTACTTACTGAACGCATCCTTGAAGGATTGCATATCAAGCATTAACTCCTGTACTCCACTAGATAGAACCTTGCGATCAATCTGCTCCTGTATATATCTGGCAGCTTGTTCCCGCTCCATACCCTCGATACGCTTCACGAAGTACTGAGCACGTGCAGCCTTTGATAAAGATTTCACCCGACGATCTGCTGACGTAATACCGGCAGCATCATCCTTTATAAATCTTTCAACTCGTCGTATCACGGACTCATTTACATCCTGATCAACCGACATATCTTGAAGGATTCTAGCAATCTCTGGGCGACTATCTGCCCCCTTGATCTTATGCTTGTATACATTAGCAATCCGACTTGCTTTGGCCGCTGTAGTCTTGTCCTGCTTCTGTACATTATCAAGGATCTGTTGATCACCTGTACGCATCTCAAAAGACTTAGCGTATGTCTCCCCGTAGAATCTACGAAGGATAGGAACATCGGACCGATTAATCTTCTCTCCGTTCCACATCTTAGAGGTTACGTTGAAGATTCTCTTTACCGTTGTACCCGGCCCGCCAGTATAGTTCTGGTACAAGTACAGCAAAGTCTCAGGCGATACCTCTTGCCCCATATCCTCTAGCTGTTCAGCGAGGTTCATTGCCAGCTCGCCACCCTGTGTACGTGCCGTCCAAGGATGAATCTTTTCTACCGCTGACATATTCTCCTGCTCAAGCCAGTGAGGTCGAATGTCCCTACCCAGTCCATCTTTATTTCTAGCTATGTCGTGAAACGGTCTCAGCACAGTTGGTATCGGCGATCCACCCATAGGATTGTATGAATCAATGATATTCTTCGATAGATCACTAGCCACCTTTTTTACGTCGATGTTCTCGTCGTCACCAAACATAATCCGTTGACCGTAGTCAGCAGCGATCTTGAATGGAACCATTGAGTAACCAATGGGGATGGAGAAGTAATCCAAACTACCGTCGGGGTTCTTACCACGTACGATAGTCATATGCTTATTGATCTTAAATTCAGGTATCTTCTCTCTCCAGTCCTCATCAATACTTGAGTTCCATCGATCCAGAGTGTAAGCAGTAGAACCCAAGGTAGCCATTACGGATGTAGCCACCAATGGGTGCTTGCGCGGATTCATACTGCGCAGGAAGTTCTTCGCACCTTGAATAGCAGGATTACTAAACAAGTATAATGCCCTCAGTGTGTCGCCTTGAGAACCTTGCAGGTTCGGATCAAAAGAACTATTTCTAGCAGCGAAAGCAGCTTGATCCTTGGTCATACCACCGGCTCTACCGTTACGATACACTGCAAATCTAGTTGCATTCTCGAAGTACTCATTGACTCGGTTTACCCATTGGTTGAAGTCCTTGGCTCTGGATTTAGTTGGCTGATTTATTTTCCCACTAAGCTTCTTGATGCTGTCATTGATGTCCTGAATTGTCGATAGGCCAAGACCCCCTGTGCGACCACCAGCCTCAACGAACTCCGCATACATCTTATCTAGTTCGGCTTGCCGTGTTCCTGGTTGTGCCTTGTTGCCCAGTAGGTTTCTACGGATAGTACGCACATCATCATTAAATGCAGTAACAGGGTTCAGCAACTTAGCCGCTTTACCTAATTGCATATTCGCCATTGAATTAACAAATGCTTCAGATCGGTCACGAACCAGATTGGGTACAACAAACTCAGGATTGAATCTAGTATATAGACCACCTAGGAATCTATTGGCGGCCATTGCTCCTTTTAAAATCCCTTGGACTTGTTGCTTGTTGGTTCCCTTGAGTGCAGCAGCCAACTTGGGATCCTTGATCTCAATATGTAATGGCTTGCCGTTCTCAAACACCGTCAATGTATTCTTGTCAGCGTCCTTGTAAATAGGAACCTTCTTGGATGGAACCTTCTGTCCCATCTGCCTCAGCGTATTAGCTGACTCCGAGGTGTCCTTTACCAGCCTAGTTCCAATTACCTGTGGCTTAGTTACTTTAGCTATTCCACCAGCAGTTGCTGGGTTATCGCGGATCAATCGCACAAAGGCTTGGTTGGCTTTATTGACCTCAGCTCGCTGGGTAGCATTGATTAAGTTATCAAATACATTCTTGTAAATATCATCAACCTCTAACTCCGAACCCTTGGCTCGACGTATTCCACTTGATGTAGTCTCGTATCGTCCGGCACGACCACTTACACTGGACACTACATCCGCCAGTTCATCGGTTTCCATTATACGATTCAGAGGTACGTAGTCCGGGAACTTCTTGCGAAGGTTATTGGCATCGACCTTACTGATCAATCCTCCACCCTCTAGTGTATTGAGAATCCTCTTGGATAAATCCCGTCGTAATTCGATGGACTCCTTGAGTTGAGTGTTCAGGCCCTGGGATTCAAAGCGGTTAATGATGTCATTGAACTCCTGTGTGCTGCGCCCCGCTGCACCATCGCCCCCAAACTTAGATTTATTAGCTTTGTTATAAGCAATGCCGTGCTTGGCGTACAGGTACTCATTTACTGACCTAGAAAGAATTTCGGGTTCACTGCCTATTTCTTGGGCCTTCGCCATCATAAAGTTACCATCAAGCTCAACAAGCTTCTGAGCCTCTTCAGCTTTCTCCGCTATGTGCTGGCTGGATAGTCGTCGCTGCATATAGAAGTCACTATCATCGGACTTCACCTTTAGCGGAGCATCCTTCTGTTTGATTTGACCACCTGCTACTACATCCTGTAGGACACGAGCGCGGATCATCTCATCACTGTAAGCATCACTGATGCCCAACTTTAGATCATTGAAGTTCTTCGGTAGCATCTCGGCGTATTCCTTGCCCGTCATCTCCGTTCTTTCCACCAGTAGCTTGGCATCGGGGTCACCGATTTTAAACGCTTCAGTGAGACGGCGTGTTGGCATTCCACCAAACTTACTGTAAGCCTTGTTGAACGCTTCTCCAGTAATACCGAGACCAGCACCTAGAACAGCACCATTCAGTCCAGCAGCACCTAACTCTTCAAGTGTGGGTAGTTCTCCCTCATCGATGAGTCCTTCCGCCGCAATGGCTCCAGTAGATATGGTTGCACCAGCTACGGCTTGACGGCCTACTGCACTTACTAGAGGCTTACCAGCCTTTCCTCCGGGTATAAGGTTGATTAATGCGGAACTTACAATGTCGCCGTAGCTTAACTCTCCATCTGGATCAAGTATTCGCTGACGAGCAATAGAACCAAGAGCACCAGCACCAAGTCCTCCAATGATATAACCGGCAGCAGTGCCAACACCTGGAAGAATTGCTGTTCCTAGAGCAGCACCGCCAAGTCGTCCACCCTCAGATATGGCTATATCGGTAGCAAAACCAGCAGCGTACTCAGCGGCCGTGTTGCCTTCGTCTTCCTCAGGTTGACGAGCATCAAACTGAGCAAAGTAGTTCGATGGCTCTTCATCCGCAACTACGGGTTCCTGATAACCAGCATCAAACTGAGCAAAGTAATTCGATGAATCACTTTCCCTTGGAGTTGAGGTGCTTGGCTGCTTATCGAATTGTGCAAAGTAGTTTGCCATTTAGTTATTATAGGAATTGAGCTGATGAACCTTGTCCAAAGTATTGGTCGAACTCAGATGCCTTAGATGGATTGGACCGAAGAGCATCAATAGCCTCCTGGGGTATGTCTGACCTACCTTCGGATCCACCAGCATTACCCTCGGACCCTTCGCCAACCCCACGTATAATCTTCATAAGAGCTGACTCGCTACCTTCATCGAAGGACTTTTTATCAAGGTTCAGGGCGCGAAGCATATATTGATTACCATCCTGTGGTGCAATCTGATTTGATTGTATCATCTTTTCAACGAGGACTCGTGCCTTCTCAAACTTATCTGGATCTTCTTGTCTGTAATTAATCAGTCTCTCCTCCAGGATCTGTGTCTTTAGGGCATCATCGTACGCATCGCGACGTTCATCGGAAAGACGCTTATTAGTAATTGGATCAACCCCAGCACTCAACTTGGCTTTGGCTGCACGTAGGTTCTGTGGTCCGAATAAGTCCCGGAGCTGCGCTTCGGTGTAACCGCCGTACAATGTCCGCTCGGTTTCCCCTTGAGCCAGTCTAGTGTCACGCTGAGTCCGGCTCTCACCTGGACGGCGTTTACGTTCGTCCATTCTGGCGTAACGTTCCGCTGACGCTTTTTCGTAGTCCGAAAGTCCACCTGTAGCTTGCTCGCCTTCACGACTAGGGATCATACGACCCTGTGGGTCAGTACGTAATCCGTATACACCCTCTGTACCATCAGGGGCATTTAAATACTGATTGAGGGTACGACCACCAAGACGAGCACGAGTCTCTTCTACGCCCATAGGTGCAAACCCGGATAAAGCTTGTGATGGTGCTACGCGTCCCTGTTGAGCTTGTTGGAATTGCAGCAATGGATCCCTTGAGAATCCTGTTTCTGGGTTGAATGTCGTACCCATACGTGCAGCTTCCGCTTCGCCCCTTGCAATTTGCTCTGGTGTCAACGGTCCTTTTGATCGGTACTCCTCAAAGAATGCTTGAGGGCTGCCGGGAGCACCTTGTGGTATTTCTGGTGCGGCTGGTTGCACTGCGGCTGCAGGTGTATCAATTAGGCTACTGTCAGTTAGATCCAAACCAGTTACATATTCAGGCACTACTTGAGCTGCTGTTACAACTGGATAAATTCCGTAATCACCAATTAACTCCAAAGCACTAGCACCCAATGTAGCGGTTTGACCTGGTAGACCACGTGGGTTAAGTGGTCTGCCAGTGACTCCACCCTCAACGTCAAGTCCAGTTCCATACTTTTGCTCACCTAAGAATTGTCCAATAGTTTCACCGAGACGGCCACCTAAGTATTCATAACCAAAGCCACCCGGAGAAAAGAATCCTCCCTCATCCGCAGAAGTTGTTACTGCTGGTTTCGAAGATGACACTTGATTTGGTTGACTACCTAAAAATTGAAGCTGTGGGTTGGGATCAAGCGGATTTGGCGGCATATTTACTGGAACATTGCCAAATGCCTGTGCTGCCTGTGGTATGATGTATTCCTCATTGAAATCTGGCACACCAATCAGAGTACCATTTTGTGTGGCGACGGGGCCACTATATGAGTCACCCATAAACGGATCAAAGGAGTAATCTTGCTCAAAGGAGTAATCCATAAACGGATCAAAGGAGTAATCCGGCTCAAAGGAGTAATCCATAAATGAGTTCGGATTAAAGGAAGAGTAATCCGGCTCAAAGGAGTAATCCATTGAAGGCTCTACATTGAAAGCAGAACTCGGGTCGTAGGACAATGAGGGTGAGTAACCTCCGCCTCCACCAAAAATTTGATTTGAAAATTCGTACATAATACTATTTGTTTAATTAATACCGCAATTGGCTAAGGCCATACTGGTTTTGAAAATCACTAGGCATATTTTGAGGGGCAGAAAAACCAAGGGGAGCATTCATTCTGTTAGCACGTGTGGTGGGTGCTCCTGGTACGTTGGGTGATCCTAACAGCCCTTGGTTCATCGAGCTTTGAGCACCTGCGGGTACTCCCTTGTACTGACCAAATTGATCGCGCATTGGGTTCTGTGCGCCTTGTATGGGTTGTGTCATTGGACCCTGAGAAAAACCAGTCAATGGTTGTGCCGCTGGACGGTCGAAAAGCCCACTTAACTGTGATTGTATTTGTTGTTGTTGTTGGTCTCGTAAGAATCCAGAAGTAAGATCAAATATGTTTTGAGTCCTGAAGTCCAAGGGCTCAGTTGATGTGGGATCAAGTCTGCCCAGTGTATCTCGAAGCATATTCAAAGTATTTGCTTGCGATTTTTGATACTGCCCACCTTGGCCACCCCTCTGAGCTGTTTGGAGGTAAGTGTCCATTAGCTGCTGTGCTCGATTGGCAACGTTTTCAGGTTGTGACATTTGCTGCTCACGTTGACCCTCTAGGTAATCCTCCAGTAGCGAACCAGTACGTTGACCCGTACGCTTAAACATCTTTTTTTCAGCTGCGTACTGTTGAGCCTCTGGGGTACGAGCCCTAGCTGCTGCCATCCTTTGATCGTATCGCTGTCTAGCCATCTGATCTTTTAAATCTTCAACCATACCTGGGTTATTGCCAAGCATCCGTGCACGATTGAGCATCCGATCATACGCGGGATCAATAACCTGCTGGCTAGGAGAAATGCCGAGATGTCGCTTGATCCTATCTGAAGTGTCCTTGATTGCCTGATTGTACGCGGTAGCCTGCTTCGGTGAATCGCGATCAGCACCGAGGAATTGGTCGGCTCTGTCTACCCATTCTTTATATGGAAAGTCGTTAGTCATACCTGGGTTATTCCGTCGCCTCAGAAACTCCTGATCATCTGCTCGCTGTTTGTTTTGAAAGGCCCGAACATCAGTTTTCGGATTTCCACCATATAGAAAGTTGTCATTCATAATATTACGTGTTTGTACTTGTATGGCTATTATAGCATAAGGGGTTAGGTTTTTAAAATTACGTGTCAAGGGTTGCGCGTAATGCTATGTCGTCAGCATACAATGCTCGTACTCTAGTTTCCTGTTCTTCTGTGAGTTCTGGTTTATCTGTTGATTTGTTCCGATGCTCGCTAAGTGGTTCTAGTCCTCCGTCAATTAGCATCTGTTGGAAGTCCTCCGGGAACCTGTAAAGCTTGACTGACTCGCAGCCCTCGCATCCCTTTAATATATCTGTCTGTGATTGAAAGTGCTGGTTTCTGTAAGTTCCTGCCTCTAGCCCGTCCAGTATCTCGTCCACCGTAATGCTTTGATCTCCCTTGTTAACTTGATATACTGCTGATTTAAAGCGTTCTACTGCGTCCCTAATGGGTGCAAGTGCTGGCTTGTTGTCGTGCTTGTATACTGGTCGTAATAATTTATGGTTAAAATTACCACCTTTGATGAGCTGTTTAAAAATTGCTGAATTAGTAGATGTTAGGCCGCACTTTGGGATTAATGGAATTACTGAACCATTTGGAAATTGAAAGAATTTGTAAACATTTTTCATTATGATAGTGACGCTTCTATATCTTCTATGTCAGGGGATCCAATGGCTACAAAACAAGAAAATTCTCCAAAAGTAGATGCGGGTAATTGAATGGTTTTAGTTCCAGAATTATTGGGAGTTTCAAAATAAGAATCATTGTTTCCTTCAATTGTAATGTAATCCCAACCAAGATCAGGAAGTCCTGCGGCATCGAGACTAAAACTCCAATTAAATTCAATGTTAAAAGCTGCTGTAGCTTGATAGCAAAAGACAAAACTAATTCCCCCGAGATCAGTTCTTCCTGTTACTGTTTCATTAAAACCTACGACACTTGAATAGGGAAAAGGTTCAATATCAATATCTTCAGCAGTGGCAACAGCACCCCAAGTTTGATTTGGCCAATTGTTTCTTCCGCAATTTACTGGGCTATAAGGAGATTCCTCTGGGTCAGCTTCATCCTCGTGCGGACTATTCAAGTTGCCCCAAGGGCCTGCTCGTAGTATAGGCATTAATCAAACTTGGTTAAAAACCACCGGTATGATGGATTGTTTAAAGCATCAACAATATCAATGCGCTCTTCCTCGAAACCATCTGGAAGCCCACCACCACCGTCGGAAGATCCACCGTCACCATTCTCTGGATTGCTTCCAGTTTGATCAGTGCTGTCATCATCAATCTTTGTGTTTTTGTCAGTGGGATTATCGGCCCTTTCTCTATCGCTAATTGCCTTGTCTATCCTTTCATCTCGCTCTCTCTTTAGCCTACGTTTGTCCCTCGTGTTATTGGCATTGCGAATAGCTTGGTCGTAGGAGTCCTCAAGTCTACCTAGGGCTCTATTGAACCCCCTGTCATCTTGGCGCCTGCGCTGACGATTTGATGCGTTCCTTTCCTCAGCCTGTTGCTCCTGACGCTCTCCTTCTCTTGCAGCGTTATGCCAAAATCTTTGTGCGCTAGTTACTGGCATTAGAATGATTGTGGTGGGATTAATTCAAACGTCGTGCCTACTGAGGAGTTGGGACCAGTGCCAGTAGATAGTCTTATTACTCCATTATAACTCTCCACTATAGTATATGTGTCCCCATCAAATTCACCGCTAGTTATTTTAAATGTCCAACCAACATATGCTGCTGGGCCAGTGTTATTGGCTGAATCAATCCATACATATGCTCCCCGTACCTTTGTTATTGTACCCGTTGTTGCATATTTGGTGATTGATAAGCGAGCAAAATCATAACTTTCATTGACGGATACATCGCCAGTTCCGTCATACAAACCAACCAATTGACCGGGAACAGTATATCCTGGTCGAGGTTTTAGTAATAATTTATTGTTAATTGAATCGTAGTCATAAACTGTAAATCTTTGCAATTCTTGGAATTTGTTTGCGGCGTCTTTGTTTCTTGGGTAAATTTCAATTTGCGCTCCAACGTAAAAATTATCCTCTGATGCTAGAAGAGTTGGATCCAGTGTAATAGAGAGATTTCCATTTGACTCGCTTACAAACGTATAGGAAGAAAGTCGGTTGTTTGCAATATTACTAACGTCAGCTTCATCTATGACTTCTGCATTAACGTAAGCTGTAGTAATATATTTTTTGTAATACTGTATATTGTCGTCATCCACAAAGTCCGGAGTAATTTTTACATCTGTTACATACGTATTTCCAACTGGATCTTCTGGACCTCCACTTATTTTAATTATTGGTGGAACTTTATCAGACATTTCATATCCATCTATGAACAATGAACTAATTAGATTGCCATCGATAGAGAGGAGACGACTTACTTGTTTTGTGTACGGACCTCTGAAACCCGTGTACACGGTATCTTCTCTTTGTGCAAA